ATTAGTGGAACTAAGTATCCCGAAGCGCAAGACCCTAAAGAATGGACATTAGGACCAAATGATTTTGTGGTCTATGTTACTGTTAATATGCTTAAATGGGAAGCGCAGCATGAAAAGACTGTTAGACGTAATATTACATTGCCTGAGGGCTTAAATAATTGGGCTAAAGACAATAAGATTAATGTTTCTAAGGTTACTACAGAAGCCCTTAGAAGTATACAGAATACTAATTAAAGATTTACAAGCTGATGAACATTGTTTCATTGGCTTTTTATTTTGTATTTTAGGAGGTTCAAATGGACGTTAAGACAGTTTCAATTGATAGCATTAAGCCATATCCTAACAATCCTAGACTTAACGATAATGCGGTTGACAAAGTAGCAAATTCAATTAAAGAGTTTGGCTTTCAACAACCGATTGTGGTCGATAAGGACGGTGTAGTGATTGTAGGACACACCAGACTCAAAGCGGCAAAGAAGCTAGGACTTAAAGAAGTTCCAGTCGTTTATGCTACTAATTTGAATGAAGAACAAGTCAAGGCTTACCGGTTAGCTGATAACAAAGTAGGCGAAGAGTCCGTTTGGGATAATAAGAAGCTTTTGGAAGAATTGGGGGGGATAGACGACTCTCTATTTACTGGCTTTACAAAGTCTGATTATTTCAAAGATGTTCTAGAAGAAACTGATAACGAACCAGTTGAGGATAACGAAAAAGGCTTACAGTACAGCATTTCTTTTAAAACCCAAAACAAAGAGCTTTTCGAAAAAGTTAAGATGTTTGTTGAGGAGAGTGCTAATCTTGAAGCCTAGCGAAATTCTTATTGCTGAAATATCTGGTAAACGACCCGGGGATAAATCAGCAAGACCGACTGAACGCTATACATGGAATTTAGACAAGGTCATTATTTCGAACAATTCAGAAGGTTACGAAACGGACTGGCCGATTGTAAACGTACCGCAAGATTACGTGGACTGGTACAAGAGCAAGGCTAAGACAAGCGACAATGCTTGGTATGCGCCTATGAACCGAAGCTACGCAATTAAATACGCAAGAGAACACGGTTATAAGTATCTAATTCAACTTGATGACAATATTAATACAATCATGATTAGGTATCGGAAGGACGATGCGGAGTATGCCACTTTACCTGATGGAGAGCTAAAAAAGCAATTACCAACAGATGTTGCTATGTATCTTTGCGAAGTCTTAGAAGAAACTAATGCAGGCATTTGTGGTATGAGCGTTAGAAGTGCTTCAACTCCTAACGATGACTTTATACGGGAAAGATATGTATATTCTTTTTTCGCCATGAAGCTTGAAGCTTGCAAAGACTTTTATCAGGGCGATTTCGAAGACGATATTGAGTACAGACTTAAATTGAAGCAGAAAAAAATACCTATGCTTTGTGTTTGTCCGTTTTTACACGGCAAGACTGCTCAAGAAGGAACTAAAGACCTAACAGGCAATCGAAAAGCTTATCAAGAAGTCGGCATAAAGCGTGGCGAGCATATGAGTATTTTATACGGAGATTATTATCAAGCCGGTATTAGTGACCGAGGAGCAGGATTAGAACGAAAAAATCAAGAAAAATTAAGGCACAAAGTTAAATCTTTTAAAGTCGGAACAATGGTTCATGACTGGGAAAAGTTGAAACGTGATTTTTCAAAATTGTTAGCAAAGTATGCACCAATAAGACCTACGAAAATAGTAGTTAAAGTAGACAAGCCGAATTGATAGTTAGGAGGTGGACGTATGGCAAAAGGAAAATATCACGATTGGTTGAAACCAGAAAACTTGCACTTAATACGTTCACTTCGTCGTGATGGCTTGACTATAGACCAAGTGGCTAAGTATATCGGAATTAGTCAAGATACTATCTATCGATGGATTAAGGACTTCCCAGAGTTTTCTGAGGCAATTAAAACGGGGAAAAGACAGGCTAATGCGATTATTGAAAATAGGCTGTTTCAGAAAGCAGCTTCTGGTAACATGACAGCTATTATCTTTTATTTGAAAAATAACTGGCGGGATAAGTACAACGACAGCACACTTGGTCCGGAAGAGCGAAAGATGATACAGGCGAAAATGCGTAAGCTTGAAGCTGATACTCGAGTTAGTGAAGCTAAGGCTAAGCTTGCAGACCAGGTAAGCAGTCAGAACAACGCAGAGCTTGAACGTATGCTGAAACTTCTTGAGATTGAGGGGACAGAAGATGGCGATTAAAGACCTACTAGCACCTAAGCAGGAACAAGTGCTTAGGAGTTATCTTAATGACAGTTGGAAGACTTTAATCTTAAGCGGAGCCGTCCGTTCAGGTAAGACCTATATAGACAACCTGCTATTCTTGATGGAACTAAGACGGATATCTAAGCTTGCTAAGAAGCTTAATAAACCTAATCCGATGTATATCTTAGCCGGTTTTAGTGCTGATACTATTTACAAAAACGTAATTGCTGAAATTACTACAACCTTTGGACTGAACATTAAGTTTGACAGGTCAGGACACTTTAGACTTTTTGGCGTTGAGGTAGTCAAGGCTTATACAGGTTCAGAACGTGGTCGTGACTCTATTCGTGGTATGACGGCTTGGGGAGCTTATATTAACGAAGCTTCACTAGCTAAGGCTAGTGTATTTTCGGAAATACAGAAGCGTTGTTCAGCACCAGAAGCACGTATTATCTGTGATACGAACCCGGACGCACCGACGCACTGGTTGAAGAAAAATTACATCGACAACACCGACCCTAAAGCAGGTATCAAGACCTTTTTCTTCACTTTCGATGATAATCCTACTTTAGATGATGATTACAAAGAGAAGCTAAAGGCTAGTACACCGAGCGGAGTTTTCTATGACCGGGATATTTTAGGTCTTTGGTGTACTGGGGAAGGTGTAGTATACCGTGACTTCGACCAGTCAACTATGACAATTGATAGGGACAAGCTACCTACCGATTTAACCTACTATGTTGGAGTTGACTGGGGATACGAACACACGGGAACTTTGATTGTGTTTGCAGACGATAGTCAAGGCAATACGTATCTAATCGAGGAACACGCACACAAACACCGATTTATCGACTACTGGGTCGGCTTGGCTCACGATGTGCAGAAAAGATACGGTAGTACGATACCTTTTTGGTGTGATTCGGCAAGACCTGATAATCTTAACGAGTTCTTGACTCACGGTATCAGAGCTTACAATGCTAATAAATCAATAAATGCTGGTATAGAAGCGGTTGGCAGCCTGATGAAAGCCAAGCGCTTTTTTGTTGTAAAAAATTCAGTCGATAACTGGCTTAACGAAGTCTATCAGTATATCTGGAACGAAAAGACAGGCGAGCCGGTCAAGGAGAACGACGATAGCATGGACGCTATGAGGTACGCAATTTACAACCAACACAACAAAGCAAAGATTAACTTACAACGGAACACGCTTTTTTAGTTAGGAGGGTTCGATGGAAACACTAGGAACAAAAGGGCAGGTATTGTCAAACGGCATGTTTGTTTATCCTAAGGACGAGCTGATGAACGAAACAGCAATTAATGCTTTTATTAACAAGAATAGGGGCTTTACGGCTAAGATTTATGACCGCAACATGCAGTATTACTTAGGCAAGCATGACATCTTGAAAAAGACTAATGCAACCGGCATTGAGCTTAATAAGATTGTGGATAACATACCGAAGTACCTTGTGGATACGTACAATGGCTTCTTTACCGGAATTAGTCCGAAGATTACGCTTGACGAAGACAACTTAAACGAGAACTTGCAGAATTGGAATAGCAGCAATTCTTTCTTTGACAAGCTATCAGAGATTAGCAAGCAAGTAGACATTTACGGCAGAAGCTATGCTTTCGTTTATCAAAACGAGTCAGCAGACACTAGAGTTGCTGTAGTACCACCGACTCAAGGCTTTATCGTTTACGATGATACTATCGAACACGAACCATTAGCCTTTGTGCGGTACTACAAGAACTCGGAGAATATGCTACAAGCTGATATTTATTACGGCAATGCAACTCAAACATACAGCGATGGCAAGCTACTAGATTTAGGCTTAAAGTCAGTCTATGGCATGGTTCCAGCCGTTGAGTTCTTCGAAAATGAGGAACGGCAAGGTCTGTAT